ACTTGGAGTTGGGGGAATAAGGGTTGAAGTCGGAGTCTGGGTTGGGGTTGTTGTTGGGGGAATAGGAGTTCCCGTAGCCGTTTGTGTAGGACTTGGACTTGGTGGAACCAGAGTTGAAGTTGCGGTAACCGTGGGCGTAGGTGTAGGTAACGGAATTGTAGCCGATGGAGTTGGTGTAGGTGTTGGTGAAGGAATGGGTGAAGCTGTCGGGTCTGGAACAAAGCCAATGACGATGTCCAAAATAGCCCTATTCTCCCCCAAGTAGGAAGAGAACTCCTTGCGCAAAAATACCTTACCCATTCTCGGTTGGGTTATTTAATTACGTTTAATACGAACCCGTTTCCGTTGTAGGTGACGTTTTGTATTCCTCCTGAAAAATCTCCAGGAGCAAAGGATGTTTGGAAGTTCGCCAAGGAGGTATAAATTAAAGCTGGCTGCCCTATAAGGGTACCGCTTTGCTTTGTTATAGTGCTTATACCAGTTCCTGCTGCGTTAAATTGAACCCCCAACTGCTGTGACCAACCAGCTGCCCAGTTAGCTGGTGTAGAAGCAAAACGAACCGTAGGTTGAACCCCAGAATTAGTAATTTTTTGAACCACGAAGTAAATGTTAGAACCCAAAGCACTAAAGCTCAAGGTAGAAGGTAATGCAGTTGTTTTTATTCCAGTAGAGTTAGTCGTTAAGCTCACGCCAGACATAACCAAATCTTTTGGTTGATACCCAAGTCCAGCAACATATTGCGAAGTATAAAAAGCTATTTCAGCACTGTCGCTTGTGGATGTCGCAGTAATTACAGCATAGGTAAAGGCAGAATACGCATTCAAACCAGGATTGTAAAAAGGGACTGCATTAAGCAGATTTTGGCTTCCTGATGGCATTTGGTTAGGAGTTACGGTAAATCCCGGGCCCTCATAATCAGGTACAAAATAACCAAAGCTAAAAATGTTCTGGCCCTGGATTTGCCCATCCTTTACCTTAAGTGGTAGGTTATTGCCCAGACCATCCTGGATGTATTGAAACGTGCTTGTAAGGCCCGTGGTTGCGTCCTCAAGCTTGATTAAGCCCTTGTAGGTATCGTTGATTTGCTGTGAAGTAAGTGAAGACATTACGCTTTGATTTTTTCGTGAAGTTGGTGAATGGTCTCGATGACCTGATTTACGTTGACCTCGGCCCCAGCTTCAACCGGCCAAGCTCTACTTGTGTACTTGCTTTGTGTTATGTTCGTGTAATCTACCTTAACATAGAGGGTATTTGAAGAAAGCTTCCATTCAATCCCTTCAATGCTGTAGCGGTCGTAAAGCACCCCCTCAAGGCGAACTGCTACGTTTCTGGTTAAGGTGGGGTCTGCTTTCATTTTACACTCAAAAATTGTTTGAAGTATCCCCTGATGGATTGATATATGGCACGTATTCAATCAAAGGTAATTCTTTGACCCAAGCATTTTGGACATAAATTGAACCATCAATTTCTTGTGTGGTAATAACCCAAACACCTTCAGGGGTGTTATAGGATAAAAATGGATTGAAAAACCAATCCTGTTCAACCATTTGACCGGTCAAAAGTTCTTTTTGTTCTGTTGTCAATTCTCCTACTAACATAACTTATACTTGTCTTGATAAAGCGGTTTGGAATGCCTGAATAATGGTGTAATAGTTGCTGACATCAACATCGCTGAGGCCATAACCAACCGAGAACCAAGCATATCCTCGTGCATTAAATGCACCAGCAACTCCAGAGCCACCATTTCTTGCCATCACAAACATATTTTCGTTTGATAAAGCAGTGCTTGTTTTACTTGCGTTGATAGTTCTTGTAGCATTCCGGAAGGCAGTTTCAATAGTAGAACCTGTTCTCGTTGCTGTGAATAATCCTTGTCCGTTGGCTACTGCTCCTGTTGAATATCCATCAGCATTTGAGCGAACAACCTTAATTCCTGTAGCAGTTGTCTCATAATTGTAAATCTGGAAAGCATCACCTCCAGCTATTGCAATTCCCATGTCAATATTTGACCTTGAGGGGGAGGTTCTTGAATAGTTGGATATGTGCACGCTATTCAAGGTCAAAGCAGTTATGTTGAAGTTGGTATTTCCGTAAGCATTCGTTCCGTTTCCGGTAACTTCATTGGCCGTAAAAGACACTCCACCATTCCAGCTCATAGTGTATGTTCCTGGATTTTTACCATTCACAGCTGTGGATGCTGAATTACCACCTACGATAGGATAGAATACCGCCAATTTATCCCAAAGATTATTGGAAACAAGGGAAGTAAATAGGGTAACCGTGGCTGCTGATATTGTTGAACCCAATGCACTGCCTTTAGCTACAGCAGCTGCCTCAAGGAAAGCATTTGCTTCCGTAGTTCCAGATTGAACTGGACTTGCACTTGGCGTTGGAGTATTTGTTGGTGTGGTAGTTGGTTGTGGGGTAACCGAGGCGGTTATTGATGGAGTTGGGGTATTTGTAGGACTTGCTGTCAATGACGGAGTTGGTGATGCCGTCATAGATGGTGTCAAACTTGGTGTAATGCTTGGCGTAGGGGTATTACTCGGGGTAATACTTGGAGTTGGTTGTGGACCCACTTCGGGTTCCTTATAGATGTTTGCGAGGACTGGTTGCCATACTGGCACTTCATGGAGTTTTTCTCCAAGTGGCTTCAAAGCTTGTTCATAGTTGAACTCTTGCTTGTTTGTAATTATTGGTCCGTATGGACGTAAGTTTTTTCCCTTCCAGCGCATTCGTTTTTTTGTTTTTTAAAAAAAGGGGGGTTGGCCCAAGCTTTCCCCCCCCTTAATAGATAAATATTCGCTTACGCTTCTTGAGCGACGGTCATACCAGACATCAAAGCGCCGAGGGTCGTAGTTACGAGCAACTGCTGCGTTGGGTTTGGTTCTCCACCTGGTCCAAGAACCAAGGCAGACATGCCGTTTAAGTCCGAGTAAGCAAGTCCACTGGTCAGGGCTCCAGCAGATGCCAGAACTCCGTTCGTGAATGCTCCCGAGAAGTAGCGATTATTGTTGTCGCGCCAGATAAAGTAAATGTTATTCTGGGCAGTTAGTTCAGCAAAAAGTTTGCGAAGTTCGTAGTCAAGCTTCGGCAAGTTCACCGTGAGGGTTGGTTGATATACGATACTCTGGCTTGTGCCATTGACCGCAATCGTTTCCTCGAACGATGTTCCTTGCTTCGAGAGCTCGAAAAGATACCAAGTTCCGCTTCCGCTAATTGAGGTGATACGCTCCTGTGCATCTTCGGTCCAGCCAGAAACAACGTTTCCAGCACCGCCGAGTATCCATAGGTAGCTAACACCACCCACGCTGCTATTTCGGCAGTCGAGGGTATATCCACTTGAGATAAAGCAACTCATTATAATTCAGTTAGTTAGGTTATTTTATGCTGCAATAGCGAAAGCTGCCACGTCAAATACTCCTACTCCGTAGGTTGCGTGAAGGTTGATACGAATTACGTCCTCGAAAGGGTCATACATGCTTTTGATGGTCATAGCCTCGCTGTTAAAGCCTACCATTATGTAGCCAGCGGGCCCTGCCACAAGCTTGCTAACGCCAGTCAAACCTTGAGTTGGAACTACACGCACGTTAGTCGCCGGTAGAACAACGCCCCAAGATGCAGGACCTTGCGTCATGTCGCCTGATGAGAAGTCAAACAGATTAATGTATGAGTTGTTGCGCATTGAACTTGTCAAGGCACGAAACGCATCGTAGCCACAGAAAATAACCAAGTCGTCACGATTTAGTGAGTTTTCTGGGATTGCTTGGTAAAGTGAAGTGAATACGTCAAGTGCGTTGTTTGCAGTCAATGCAGAGAAAGCAATTTGAGTAGCTCCGTTACCAGAGGTGATTAATGCGTTGATACCCTGGAAGCACTGCGAATTGTATTCGGTTGCACCAGTAGCGGTTGTGTTCTTCCACAAAGCCAACTCAATTTTGTTAGCTACGCGGTTAGAGATGTCTGTCAAGATTGTCTCTTCGAAAGGAGCGCTCTCTTGGAAATTGTCGTTAGACAAGTACTGTGACAAATATGTATCGTACAAATCATCATTTTTATTATCGGTATGGCTCTTTATCCTTACCTTCACTACCTTCTTTTTAGATTATGGGTAGTGATTAGACTATATCATCACCATTTTACTGGTGTCGGGCGCTCGTGTTAGGATTATTGCTTGAGTTGCTCACCTATTAGTCGTTGAACCTTCCCCCTACTTTTGTACTCTTGGGGGGCTTGGCTGCTGATTGTCTGTCTCCAGATTTTCCAGCAATTCACCCGATTTAATGTCCGCTTGACTATGCTGCGATTAACGGACAGAGATTTTGGTTTAACTTCTTATTACAGAGGTCAATAGTTACTACGTTCTGGGTAGTTGTTCCGGTGGGGTCAAATCCACAAGAAAGGTCTTGAAGGACGATGTCGTTGGTTACGAAACCAACTTTTTCGGTAGTTCCCTTCAAATTTGGCCTCACACTCACCACAGATGGGGTGGTCAGACCAAGGAATGCTTTGATAAGCATTTCATCGCCATACGAGTTGTATTCAGGAAGGTTTGCCAAGTCGTAGTTAAACGAGAAGTTTGAAACCTCACCCTTGCGATGGAACTTCATAGTTTTTGATGTTCTTTTCATTTTAGTTGATAAGTTTTTTTTATTTATTCATCGCGTTCTTAAGGAAAGCAACCTTGGCATCAAGGATATTTTCTTTTGCGAATGTTTTTTTGACAATAGGAGCGTCAACCTGGGGTTGCTTCTTAAAGTCCTGGTAATCAGCCTTTACGGCTTCAAAATCTTTTGAGAAGTCCTGCATCATCTTGAGCATTTCGCCCATAGCTTCACGCATTTTTCTCATTTCTTTTTTTGCAGCTTCAAGGGAACCTTCACCACTTTCGTCAGGGTATTTGACACCAGTGATAAAACCCTCTTTGTCTACGGTTAGGACAATACCGGAGTCGGTAGTATGCTCGCCCTCTGGAGCGGTGACGATTTCACCTTCCTTGGTCTTTGCATACAGCTTTTGTCCTACTTCAAACTTGTCGCCCTCTTCTTCGGTCATTATTTCAGTTCCGTCGGTTAAGGTTGCGCGTGTCATTACTTCCTCGTCGATTTCAATTTCAATAGAAGGGCCGGATATGTCGCTTGGAAGTTCCTCTTTGGGTTCGTCCATAATAGCGATAATCACGCCCATCTCATCCACTTCAAGCATCAATCCTTCACGAGTGGTATGTTTTCCAACAGGTGCAGGCTTCAAGATACTATCTTCAACGATGTAAAGTTCCTCACCTACGGTAAACGGGGTCTCCGAGTTGTTGGTGATTGTGGTCATGTTGTCCACCAATTTTGTGGTGAAAAACTTCTCACTCTTGAAACGCATTCCTAACAGGTCAGCAATTTTGGTAATAGCTTCGTTAGCGTTCATCTTCAATATTTTTGAGTATGTTTATTATTTGGTTTAGCAATAAATAGTCAGGGTCTGTCTGTTTTGAAAAGTTCAAAATAAAGCTCCCCTCTACAGAGACCCCTTTTACCTTGCCTGGCTTAACATAGTTGTTCCAGATGTCGTCGCCTTCAGGGGTCTCCAAAACCGTGAAGCCCCCCATCCAAGTCCCTTTCGGGATTTGGTCTTTTGTAAATCCTAACGAATAGGCCTTGTCGTTCTCGCCGTCCACAATCCAGCTTTCCACCATCACAACGTCGTTGAACTTCTTGTCGGTGTGCTCTAAATTGGTGTTGCGTAGTCTGCCTTCCACCATATACTTTCTTTGAGCCCGCATAACGGCCTCCTCGGTGAACGTGACGTAGTATTTCTCCCCAAACTCATCGATACGTGGTATGAGTATCCTAGGTATCATAAGGGGAGTATAAATCATTCGCTTTTCTTCCACGGCTGCGAATAGCTGCTTTTGCTTTTCTACCTTCATAGCTGTTTTGCTACAAGCCATAAAACGCTCTCTGCCGTCGTAAATTATGTTTTCGTATATTCCACCACATCCGAGCGCCAAAGATGCGTCCACGGCCAAAGAAACCACCTCATATATTGGATATCCATCCTGGTATCCAATGGGTTCCAAATCACCTTCAAGTTTTACGCTCTTTGAGAAGCGGTCTTTGTTGTCAATCAAGTATCGGATTTCACTTTTGCGTTTGGTCTCTTGGTCGTAGTATCCGTTGTTGGGGGTTTCCTTTGCCATAGACTTTCCGGCTTGACCCTCTGCCCAGCCTTCATCAGCGATGTTGTCGCCTTGAACCAATACTTTTCTCCAAGCGTGAACACAATTTGGGCCAAATTTCCACAACCACTTTGAG